GCCGGGGACTGGCCCTGTTTTGGGGCGTTTGTCTCGCACTTCGAGTTTTGTGACGGGCGCGTCGCGACGACGCGCTAGTCAGGTTCCTGCGTTTATTCAACGGGAAATCGCTAAGGAACTTCCTGCGGGTATGTCTTTGGCGGAAGTTGTTGCCAAGTTTTCGTCGCGTAAAGTCGTTCCGGGTATCTCTCCTCGTACGGCGGAGGTTGCGCGGTTGGCTTCGAGGCAACCTGTGGAGTATGTCTTTAATGTCGGCGGTAAACCTGTTTTGTCTGGTTTTTTTGGGGCGGTTCAGCCTGCTTTGGGGCATGGCGTTGCTCGTGTCGCCAAAAACAATTTTGCTGCTCGTTTGGGCCAGTTGTTTACCGATGAGGCTTCGTTGAATGTGAACGCTTTAAGGCGTTCAGATAACCCTCAGGATGTTGTGATGTCTGCTATTAGCAGGGATGGCCATAACCGCGGCGGGTCGTTTAGTTCTCATTGGGGCGGCGTGGCGGAGGGTGGCCGCGACGGGTTTGTCAATAATGTCCGTGCCAAGTTTGGTGTTGTCGATGACACTGTATTGGGGCGCATCAAACAAGATGTGAACACCGATATTGCTCAAGACATTTTGGCTGGCCATGCCGTTTCTCCCGCTATTTTGGAGGATTGGGCTATTCGTTTTTCGGGGATGGCCCCTGAAACTGTAGCGGAGATCCGTTTAATGTATCACGCTATGATCGCTGACCCGGATTTTTCGTTTGTGACCAATCCGGCTTTGTGGGGCGAGGAAGGCGATTTTGTTGCTGCGGCTGAACGGTTGACTCTCATGGAGTCTGGCGGGTATGCTTCGCGTCAAATAAATCCTGAGATGAAGCGTTTGTTGTCTTCGATTCATGGTGGGGAGGATGCTGAGAATCTGCATCCGATGATTCAACGCGTTTTTGCCGACATCGAAGTGCCTGTTGTTAATAGTGCTGATCAGGCGCGGAAACGCGCGGCGGCAGGCCCAATGCATGACCGTGTTATCGAGGGGTCTTGGATGGACGGTAAAGGTGTTTGGCAAACCGCTGATACTTCTACTCTGCGGATACCTAAGAAGGGTTCGGCGACAGAGAAACGTGTCCGTGTTGATCCTAAGACTGGCGAATCTGTCGAATACGACCATGTTTTAGAGTATATTACTGTGACGTTTAAGCGTCCGTATCCGCAACTCCCTCACCATAAAGGGCATGCTGGTGGGCGGTTGAATGTGCGCGATTTGGCTGAAGAGGAGATCAGGGGTCGCGCTGGTGCAGCGAATCATGACATGCTTGTTCATCCCAAGGGGTGGTCTTTTACCCGCCAGTTCGATGATGCTTATTTTCGTGCTGGCTATTTGGAGGAGGGGCAATCGTTTTGGGTGTACGGATTTTCTGAGTCTGAGCAAATGCATATTCGGTCGATGTCTCGCGAGGTGCGGATGCGAGCGATGGAAATGTTTTACGCTGATCGCGGCATTTTGTTTAACTCTGAGTCTTACCGTAAGTTTGTTGCTGGTTTCAACCGTTTGGACGAAGTCGGCAAGACAATGAAAAGGCGGATCGCTGGGTTGACAAGCAAGGAGAAGGCTACTCGCGCCCGTGTTTTGGCGTTGGAAGGCGGTAAGGGGTCGGAGGCTGGGCCGGGGCTTATAGCGAAGAGGCGTAGTTGGGTTTCTCAAAACGAGGCAGACATTGCCGCCCTTGAGGGGAAGTTGGGGGATGTCGCCCGCGAGTCTACTGAGTCGTTTGCTGAGATGGTGCATATCACTGACGAGTTGACGGCTGTTGCCGATAAACTCGAGGTGATGATGCGTATGCACGGGTTGGCTCCGTTGGAGGGGTCTGATGATCCGTACCGTTATTTGAAGGGAGCGTTGCCTTTTGGTGAGGGCGGGCAGCGTCCTGTGTTTAATGCGATCAAAGAGTTGCAACCCATTTTGGAGGAGGTTGAGCCTTTGGTTGTTCGGGCTACTGTTTTGCGTTCCGCTGGTCGACAGTTTGAGGGCATGCAGGATAGTTTGCGGCAGGCTTTTTCAGATTTGACTCCGGGGAATGCTGATGTTTCGGCTAACGTTACTGGCATTATTGGGCGGTTGAATAAGCAGTTGGAGGAGTCGACTGCTTGGGTGTTGGATATGCTTGTTCCTCAGATTAGCCGCATGATTAAGGCTTTGTATCCTGAGGATGAGTCGATAAGGGCTTTCATGGAGGTGCGGCGCAGTCTGATGGCTGCGGATCACCCCCATACGGTGGCTGCGGTGATACGAGGGATGCGCTCCGGGGGAGGGAGAGGGATTAGTCCTTCCCGCGGCAAGGCTGCCGCTTCTTTGATGGATAAGATCGATGAGGCTGAGATTGTCTTATCTCGACTCAAGAATGACCCAAATGCCATATTGGGAGAGTTCTCGCCATCGAGTGCTGTTCGCTGGGTAGAGCGCGGGTACGCTGTCGTGCCTTCTGAAGGGAAGAAAGTCTTTCCTCGGGGGCGCTTGCCTAAGCATTGGAAAAATGTTTCGGCGGAGAAGGGCGAGGAGGTTTTTAAACGTTCTGAGATACAATCGGGAATGTTCGACGATCATTGGGTATCTAAACGTAGGTCGCTTTTCCTAAACAAGAACCCTCACGAATGGTATGATTTTGGCACCCCGCAGTTGGGCGCAGCGGTGGAGGAGGGCGGCCCTCTGCCCGGCAAAGAACTTTATAAGCGTCTTTTAGCAGAACTCGACGATACCTCTACTTTGCCTTCTTTCGGAAAATCGCCAGATGGCGGTGCTGAAATGTTTTTCGCCGACGACAGTACCATACTGGATGCTTTGTTTAAAGATAAAAAGCATCTTCTCTTTGATGATTGGGAATCGACTGAAACGCAACTGCAAAGAGTGTTCGAGATCTTGGATCAGGGGCCGCTAATAAAAGCAGACTATGATCGGCAAATAGTCTTCGGAACCGCTTACCCTTCGCTTGGTGGGAACAAACTGTGGGAGTACACGGGTGGGAAACTACAGTTGAAATCAAGACTTGCCGATTACTTACACTTCAAGAAGGGAGAGGTTTGGCCACCTCCTTCCAGCAAACGGTTGACTTACGGTCAGACTTGGGAACAAAGTTTGGCAGATCATAGAGTATGGAAGTTGCGAACCCCGTCTACCACATACCATGACCGAAAATTTGGGTTTTGGTGGAGAGAGGGCCAACATGCGGCGACCGAACCACGGATTTTACCGAAACCCTCAGCGGACGATTATGACCGTCTTGTTCCTGTTGATCATTATGTGGGACTCAGACTCGATACGGCCAAAGAATATCTTGCTCGTCAAGTGCATCGTCGCGGCAGGGACGGTCAAATTATTTCTACTGGCGGGGTGGACATTCTTGAAGGTGCTAGAGAATTGTTTAGAGGCTCTGTCGTGCAGAACAAGGGGAAAACCCGCTGGGGCCAATTGAATCCTAGTGAGGCTGTAGAGGCGGCGACAAGACGAGAAAATCTCCGTTTAAAAGAGTTTGAGATGCTCGGTAAACTCGGATTTCAGGGAGTAAAAGAAGATGGCGAAATTGTACTTTTAAACGCTGCAACCTATTTGGAAATCTCCTCTGTCCATACTGCTGCTGGCCGTCTTCGCATTGTCAGGCAACCCACTGGCGCAGGGGAGGTGAGGGGCAGTCAGGGAGGAATTGTGACTACGGCGAGCGGTAAACCTGTTCCAGCCACAATGTCGTCTTCTCTTAAAAACTGGGCTTCTAAGCCTTCGGGATGGTCGGGGGAATGGTTTTCTCCCGACCCTCCTAAGGGTCTGAGTCGTTCTAAAGCCATCATGGCTGTTTTGACCGACGAAGAGCAACGAACTATTGGCGAACTAGCAAACTTTTTGGATGAATGGGCATCGAACGCTCGTAAAGTCGCGAAAGAAAACGTCCGCTCGGGGAAACCCCGACACGCCGCTCATCCGAACAAAATGCCCGATTCTTTAATGAATGATGCTGTCGAAGACGCTAATGACGAATTGACGTTTTCCTTTATGCCTCGTCTTTTGAAAGGTTCTGATCGGGACGAATGGGTTGGGCTTACCACCAGCGAACAAGCGAGCAGCCTCATCGATTTCAGATCGCGAGTATTGTCTTACCCAGAATATTCTTCCCTCTCCCGTAAAAATCGACCGACTGAGCGAATTTCTGGAAGCCCTAAAGGCGGGCCTTGGCATTTTGTGACGCTAGACAACCCCAAAAGAATCAGAGTTGAGGGAAGTCAAAAAATAGTTCTGGATTTTGACGGATTCAGACTCAATGAAGGTGATCGGCTCACTGTAATTGGTTTATATCTTTCTGAAGTTGCCCCTAAGACCCGAATCACTTCTCCTTCGGGGGGAGTGGAACATCTACGCACTCCACTCGAGGGGCTTACCAATCCTCCTCGGCTCGACCCCTATTCTGCTCATGGAATTTCCCCTCCTTGGCGGTTGAACCAAGGTAACTCTACTTTTGAGGCGGCGGCTGAACATTTGCCCAATGATGTGTACCTTGGCTTGCGAGAACCGACTCTAAATATAAACATGGATACTTTCGGGAAAGCAATCAAGGAAATCACAGAACTGGAAGAAGTTTTGTCCGATACTTTTTTGAAAACTGTCGGGGACGAACTGTCGACCACTGCTTTATCTGGTAGGGTTAAAAAGGTTTTAGAGTACTGGGATTTGAATTGGGATGACGCTAACCGCATGGGCGAGTTGGGCGAGGTTCGCCATCCAGCGTTAAAGACGCTGGATAGCAAAGCATGGGACGACGCACTGATCGGGGCAAACCACCTGCTGCCTCGTACTGGCAAACAACAATATTTACAGAACCAATACAATCGTATGGCTAAAGCCTTTGAGAAGGAAATGGGTGCAGGGAATGTGCCGGATCCTCGTGATCCTGAGTTTTCCTCTTGGTTGGAGACTTGGCTTGCTGGGCCTGAGTTTGGTGGGGCTGGCAGTTTGGCCGATGTCGTCGATTTAGGCAGGTTCCTTAATGGCGGTTACGCTAGGACTGCGAAGGCGGCTATTCGTGTTACGCGGGAAACGCAGGATCGTATTGTTGCTCAGTTGACAGCAGATTCTGAAAAGTTTTTGAAACGTTTGGTCGCTAAGGAGGCGACGTTGGGGCGGAACACTGCCCAGTTGTCGAAGATGGAACAAGAATTGGTGAACAAGTCTACTGCCATTAATCAGATTGCTGTGCAACGTCATGCTTTGGAGTTGGAGTTGGCGCGTGTGTCTCGCCAGAAGGAAAACTTGTTGTTGGATCAGGCGAAACAGTTGGGTTCGCCTCCTTCGGATAAGGCTTTGTTTAATATTAATAGTTTCGGCGGGACTGTTAATTTGTCGGATTTGAAGGTTGAAGATTTGCAACGCTTGTTCCAGCAGGGGAACCACATGTGGGGTATGTGGCGGGTTGCTGGCGATAAAGAGTTTCAGGGGAGTGCCATTTCGTCTCTTCTGGCTGCTCAACGAATGAACGACAGGCAAGCGGTTTCTGAGTTCGCCAGAGGGTACGACAGGATTCATAACTGGTTGAAAGCACAGATGGTTGCTACGCCGGGGTTTGTTTCTCGTAACCTGATGGGTGGGACTTACAACATGTGGGCGGAAGGGATTCCGTTGTCGGAAACGTTCCGTACCGCGAAGATGGTTGCTGCGGCGTACCGTGAGGGTCGTGGCGATTTGGTTGCTGGTGTGCGCGCTATGGCTATGAAGAACGCTGATAGTGTTGACTGGCAGTTGATGGACGAGTTGGTGGGCGTCGGCGCTCATTCTGGTGGTCAGGCTGCGTCTTCGGTGGAAACTCATGGCGCTGGTTTGGGCCGTTTGGAATGGGTGTTCGGCACTAAGGGTGGTACGAGCAGGGGGTTCAGGGTGAATGCTTCTCCTATGTCTGCCGGGTTCGTTGGTTATAGTGCTATCCGTCATGCGAATACTTTCGCTGAAGAAATTCTTCGTTTGGGTACTGGCATTTGGGCGCGTAACGCTGGCGACACTGTGGAGGAGGCTATTGGTCGTATCTATAAGTTGCATTTCAATTACGCCGATTTGTCGGCTTTTGAACAGAAGTGGATGAAACGGGTTTTCCCGTTTTATACTTGGACGCGTAACAACTTGCCTTTGCAAATCCAGTTGATGGCTGAGCAGCCTGCTCGTTATAACCGTTTGTTTGCAGCAAAACGCAACTTGGAGTACGGTACCGAAGAGGAGGGTGTCGTCCCTGACTATTTCTTGGAACCGTTTGGTATTCGTATGCCGTTTAGTTTGCAGGGTTCGCAAGTGTACTCGGTTCCTGATTTGCCGTTCCAAGATTTGTTGAGGTTTGATCCTACGGGCGAGGGTTGGGGTGCAACTATGGAACATTTGGTTTCTTCTGGTTCTCCGTTACTGAAGGTACCTGTTGAGTATTTCGCTGGCAAGCAGGTGTTTGCTTCGATTCCTTATACTGGGCGTTTGCAGCAGGTTCCTGTAGCCCATCGTTCTATTCCGGGTTTGATGCAGGGTTTGTCTGCTATTGGTTGGGCTGAGAAGAACGCTAAGGGTGAGTGGAAGATGCTTGATTCGCGTATTTCTGTTATAGATAATTTGATGCCGTTTATAGGTCGGCTGCGTCGTTTGATTCCTGAGGAGGAACGCTACTCTGAGGAGAAGTATATTCAGACTTTGGTGTCGACCTTGGGTGGTATTAGTATGCGGGTCAATACGCCGCATCAGCAGCGCAGTGTCAGGGTTAGGGATTCGATTGAGCGTTCTTTAATGATGCAACATGATTTGGATTTGATGCAGCGCGAGGTTTAACGGGACAGTTTGCCCTTATAGGTATGGATTACATCTCTCGTAAAGAGTGGGGCGCTCGACCCCCTAAGCGCCCTTTAACGCCTCTAAGGGCCTCTCGGGTACGCGGGGTAGTTATACACCATACGGGTGTCAAGAACGCCTTGGGTGGCCTCTCTGCGGTTCTCAGCGCAGAACGGCACCATATAGATACTCGTGGTTGGAACGCTATAGCCTACAATTGGCTTGTTGACGCTTCCACGGGACGTATTTTCGAGGGACGCGGCATGGAGTACGTCGGGGGTGCCACTAAAGGATGGAACAGTCGTTCTGTTTCTGTGTGCCTGATTGGTTGGGGTGACGACCAACCGTCGGATATGGCTTTGGCCAGTATCCGACTTCTAGTTCAAAAAGTTCAGGATCGTTACGGCGATGGCTGGGTTAAAACTCACCGAATGTTTAAGTCGACACGCTGCCCCGGCGAATGGTTGGGGGACTGGGTGGAGAATGGAATGGATTCAACTCCTTCTATTGTTTCCCCTTCGTTGATGGATCAAATCAAAATATACATCGACGCGTTGTACGAGCAGGTGAAGTTGAAGCCTTTGTCGCGGTGGCGACGATCTAAAGGGGAGGCTGTTCGTGAAGTCCAAAAAAAGTTGTTGGAAAAGGGTTTCAATTGCGGTACTGCTGACGGCGTATTTGGTCGCCGTACTCAGTCTGCTGTCAAAGCGTTTCAAAGAACTCAAGGTTTTTTAAAAGCCGATGGGGTCGTGGGGCGCAACACTTTTCATGCTATGTTCTACCGATAAGGAAACCTAATGGAAGATAAAAAAGATGCTGAAGTCCAAGTTGAAGAATCTGAAGGCCAGCCTCGGTCTGCTGTGGATCAGGCTGCTTCATTGAGGGAAATGGGTTTAGCCAATCATCATCGTACCCCTCGTTCGTTCGGAAAGTAGGAAAACAAATGCCCAAAGTTGGTAAAAAAAGTTACCCGTATACTGCTAAAGGTAAAGCGGCTGCCGCTAAAGCGAAGTCTGCTCAAAAAAGAAAGAAGAAGTAATGGATTATCGAGATGTTGTGGAACGTGCTGCTTGGACTGCTGTTCAAGCGTTCCTGAGTGTCCTTGTGTTGACAGATGTTGCTTCTATCGAAGCAGCGTTGGTGGCAGCAGGCGGCGCTCTAATTAGTGCCGTGAAGACTGTGGCTGCTGCTCGTTTGGCAGAGTAATGGACGAGTCGGAGGGGTGGACGGCTTTTGTAGAAGAGTACGACTATCTCTCTGACGAGATTTACGGCGACCTTGTCACCGAATCTCACTTGTTTGACATCGATGACGGCATCCACGCCAAGTTCACGCAAAGCGGAGAACTGGGTTTGCTGTTGGTGTTTGAACCCGATGAAGCGGAAGGTCTTCTCGCTGCGTTCTATGCCGGGATGGACGGAGTGGAGGAAGCGGAAGCAACGTTCGCCATGTGGGCGGCATCCCTGATGGGGATGCTACGCCGATGCTTGACCAACTTGGACGACGAGGACTAAAAGCCTCTGTGCATCCAGTCTTGTATTCGTTCATCGTGAGTCAAGTCAAGCATTAGTTTGCGCCGTATCTTGTCGCGTCGCCGCGCTAAAGATGTTTTAGGGATCGAAACGATAACCGCTAACCCTCGCAGTGACAAGCATTCAACGAACAACGCGTTGAAAATGAATTGTTCTTCTTCGCTGAGATTCCCTATGGCTTCACCAACGGCGTCTTTTAGTTCTGCGGTCGCTTCGAGCGACGGCAGGACAGGCTCCTCGTGGGGCGACAGTTGCATGAGTTGCTCTGTTGCCCCGTAACGGTGGCCCGTTATTGATGAAGTTGAGGTTGTAAACTCTTTAACTATTTCCCGTTTTTTCGCCATCTGCCGTCCAAGTAAACATACTGGTTTTGAGATGCCAATAAGGCTTCTCTCCGCCGGGGTCTTTAAAGGTACCTATAGTCACTTGGTCGCTTTTGGTCATACGCATAAGATCGTTTAACGGTATACGCATATATTTGTCTCGGGACGAATCCCAAAAGAACATGTCAACGGGAAGCAAAGGCGCCCACGATGTTTGCAGCACTACCATTTTTTCGCATTTGAGTTTAATCCCTGCCCTTGGGGAGCATCCTTGCACCTCGACGAACGCTAAACCGTCGTCGATGTAATCAGGGGTGTAACGGGTCATCAACGGGAGTTTCCCTACGGAAAACGGTGGACGGCACAGGCCGTACCGAATCCATTTCTCCCCACTGTTGCGTTCAAACGCCGCTTCGGCATCGTCACCCATCTTGTCGAGCCTTGTACCCCACGCTTTCGTAGAGTAGTTAGCGTATTGCGATTCAGTCTTTGTCATCGTGGTCTACTTTCACAGCCGATATACGGACAACCTGTTTGTCGTCCTCCCAAGCCACTTTGTTTAAAGCGTCCAAGGTGAGTTTAACATAGTTATCTAAGTCGCCTTTCAACACTCCTGCATCATGCGGTGACTCCATTACTGTCAATATTGTTTCCGTCGGAGAATACCTTATCGTTACTTCTACAGGGCCGCTAAAGATTTCCCCTACCTGCTCTGCCCAAGCAGCCGACACTATGTCTTCGGCCTCTAACGTTTTTTTAGGTGTATAAGCGTACCCTTTTTTAGTTACCCGCGGGCGGGCTTTAACTGTTGGCCTACGGTCAACAACTATTGTATGTACTTTAGCCATTGCTTTTCAGCGTCCTTTCCACTATTTCCCACAACCGCTCTTTGCCGTCGTGGCGTTTCGCAAACTTGCCTCCCCATTCGGCGTCTGCTGATTCCAATTCTGTCAAAATGTCTACTCCGGGGTAGCCTTGTTCCCTCATCGCGTGAGCCAACGCAACTAACGCTTGCGACCTGTCGCCGTGCGGCTTTTCAGCGGTACGGCGCGGCCCGTTTCTACGGATCGCGCCTGCCAAACCTCGCATATTGGAAGTCGACAGGCCACGGTAAGCGATTTGGGGGATTACTTTGGGTTTTGGTTTCACATACAAGGCTAGCACAGGATCCCAATCTTCTAGGGATAGTCTTGTGCTGTACGCTACATGGGCAAAATCTTCGACCGTCATGTCGTCCCCTGTTTCGGGATCGAGTACAACGTTCCGTCCGACACGACTTTGGATCGTACCTGACGAATCTACTTTCGACGGGTACGGCAACCGCACTCCGTTGCCCCACCCTTTGCCGCCTAGCATTGTTTGTTTCGGGTTGACTTCCTTGGTGGGTGCGTCAACGATTTTGCATACGGCCAGTAACCCATTGCGAACATCAACAGCGGGCATTGCGTCAATGAAAAATACCCACAGGTGGTAGCCCTTGGAACGGGATCGCTCAACCCACGATGGGACATCGAGTTGCCACAGCAAGGTTTGTACGTTGGTGGCGTGGATTAATGATTCTTCGTCGCCGTCATCCCAATCTACGCATCCCCAATGCACGACGTATCTGTCGTCTATTTTTTCTAATGGGTACACGCCTATTGGTTTTTTGTGGTCTGCGAAGTGTTGCAGCATCGCTTTGTAAAATACTTCGCCTGAGGCTTCGTAACCTTCTCCTGCACTGTTTACCCACGGTCTGAATCCTTTCCCGTCGTCGGGGTTGTCTATGGCTATACGCCCCCCCCGGAACAATGTCACAAATTGTTCAACGGGGGTTTCTACTTCCGTCATCAGTCATCCCTCCATGAACAAAGCACCCACATACCCCAAACGACAATAACAATCCAACCTACGGTCATCAAATTAAGCATTGGGATGCTCCCCCCCGTCGGGAATCAATTCATCCCAGTACGGGTGAATGTGTCCGCATTGTGAATCCATGTAGTATGTGTAATCACCCAAACGGGCGGTACGTTTATTTTTACACAGATTCATTTGGACACTGTTCTCATGGTAGTCGATTTCCCATTCGGACAAGTCGGGTCTATCTTTTTTGCGGTACACCTCGAGAACAAAAATTGCTTCTTGTTCCCCTCCGTACCTGCCTGCGTGGATACCCGCGGCTTTACCGCGGTCACCTGCTGATCGGCCTGCTTGGTGAACTAACGCAATAGGGACACGTTGTACTTTCGCCCATCGTTTAATTGCTTGCGCTTTCGCTGTGACACCGCTCGCGTCGGCTTCGCCTCCGGGTAGCAATTCAAGATAGTCGATCATGCAGAACGACGGGTTCCTACCCCACCACGCACGAGCCTCATCCATCGCTGCCGACATAGATTCAAGCGACATCGATTCGTCGATGATCGCCACTCGTGACAGTTCGTTAGTTGCCGCTCGTTCCAATTCGGCGAGCGTATCTTTGTCTCCTGCTTTGATGGCTTCTTCCACCTCGGAAGAAGAACGTCCTTGTAGTAGACAAAAAAGTTTCATGACGACAAGTTCGCGGGGTTCATCCATTGAGAAAATGACAACGTGGGCTTCGGGGTCGTTCACAAGGTTTGTCACAATGCTGTTTAACAGCACTTGTGATTTACCCGTGTGGCTCCGGCCTACTACTAGCAGCAACTCTCCACGGCCTATGCCGCGTGTCGCTATGTCAATTTCTGAGAACCCTAGATACCAGCGTTCTGACGGGTTGCGGATAAACCCAATAAGGTTTTCCATAACCGCCGGGGTTAACGCAAAACGAAGTGGCTTCCTGTTCCCAGAAACCTCTGAGGCGACTATAGAGCCATCCTCAGGGGTTTCTAGTGCTTCAGGGGCGGTGCTGCCGCTCGCCGCCGCCTTAGTGGCGGCAGCGAGACGAGCAGCAACTTCGTCCTGCGAGTGCAGGACAGCCGACATTAAGCGCGCACCTCGCGGGCGACACCCTTGAGGGCTTCAGCATCTTTGGCGGTGAAAGGACACACGAACCAATCAGGGATCAGCGGTGTGCCATCTTTCTTCGACAACCAAACACCCTTACCGTCAGCCTTACGCTTGTAGTCAGGGCCGTTAGCGTTCACGTCTTTGTCAGGATTCAATTTGTCCTGCCAGTTCGGTGGCCACCACATGTTTTGGTTATCCATCAAGTCGCGCCAAACATCTTGAAGGCTTCCGCCCTCTTTGTTCGAGTTGGCGTTGCTGTAGGATTTATTCCCCGACGACGGTGCCGCCACGGGATTAGCCGGAGCGTTTTTCCGAACGCTTTTGTTAAGGAGGCGTACGCCTTGCTCATCGAGTTCATACCCGACACCAAGTGCCTCATAGTTAGCGATCTCCAAAGTGGTTCCCCACTTGGCGATCTCCTTGCCTACATCCTCCATCGACGCATCAGCGTCCATTGGGATAGTTACGCTGCATGATGCTTCAGCAGGTTCATAATCACCCGTTTGGATGACCTGCCTCCGAAATACAGTAATACTGTTATTGTTATTTTCTATTTTCATTCCCTATTTCTCCTTAGTCTTGGTTAGAAGGGATCTGGCCCAGCATACTGGCCTCGACATGTTTTCCAAGCACCGCACCATTTAGGTGAACAATGCCAGCCGTTCATGTTGAGAGGCCATACTGGTAAATTGGCGTTTATAAGGGTGCCAGCACTTCGGGCTAGAGCGACCAAACTCTCCCATTGTGGCGGCCCAAAATACACCGTGGTTCGATGCACTTTGCCCTTAACTAAATACACAAACTCAAACGGTAACGGTTCTTCAAAACCGTAGAGTTCGTTCACCGCATAGGTGTATGCGGCTGCTTGCACTGACCATCGTTTCTTCTCCCACTCCGCATGAGGTTTCCTGCCGGGGTTTTTCCAATCAACGATTGGCAGCGGGTATTCCTGTACGAGGTCGATGGTTCCCTGTAACCATATTTCAGGGCCATCTGTGTCAGTCACTAATGGGATTTCAAACCGTTCCTCAACGGCGATGGGCCGCATGGCGGGACGAACTTCGTCCCACCACACAGCACTATTGGCTTGAATTATTTCCTCACACTCACGGTCAGTGTGATTCCATGCAACAATTTCATTGTTGTTTTCTAGCCAATAGTTCATCGAACCTGCAATCATGTCTTCACGACTCAAAGGATCGCCAGCCATCATGGACTCGAGCAAACATTGCTCGATACCGTAATGAACTGCCGTCCCGATCATCGTTGAACTTGATTCGGTTCTTTCCGATAAGCCTAGCATATCTTGTCTAGCCCGTTCGGGACACATTGCTAGTGACCCCAACCATGACTGTCGTAGAATTATTCGGCCATCTTCGGAGATCATGCGCTTCTCAAATCCTGTCTCGCCATAAGGCGTATCTGCTCCAGCCGTCTGGCAAGATGCTCGCTGTCATCCATCCAAATGCCCCATAAGGCTATTTGGATTCCCGTCCCTATCGCAAGAGCCGTTTTAGCGAATTCTGGACTTTCGTCGCCAACCGAAGCCATCAGCCCAGTTCCTTTCACTTTGTCCCGATGGCGAAGCCAGTCGGCGGCAAGTTCCACGACCTCCTTGGCAAAATGATTCGCTTGAACCCGCTTTGCCTCATCGGTGGACGACAGTTCAGCGTTGGCTGCGTCCCAATCGTTTTCGTTCATGTTTTCCATAGTAGCACCTCCAAGTGCAAAAGTGGTGGATCCTCCAAAACTCCTTGGGGAACCCCCACCCCCCCCTAAAGGGGGGTGGGGGTTCTCTTGGTGGTTTGGGAAGGGGCGACAAGTCTCAGGCGAGATCTGTCGGTTTTGGGAAAGGCACGACGTTGTCGTCCTCCATGTTTTCTTTTAGTTGTTGTATTATTTCTTCGGGTATAAACTCTGCTATTTCTTCCATTAGTTTAGAAGAGATTGTCGACAAGTCGTGAAAGAAGTCTCCCAACAATATTTGAAATTGTACTGTGCTTCCGTATAGTGCCATCACGGCGTCAGAGATGTTTGAACCTCCGATTCCTTCGGGGAATACGGTAGTCTCCAGTTCGGATACTCTACCTTCTAGCATCATTATGGATTTCTGCCTCTCTTCTAGTGTCATACTATGTACGCCTGAATAGCGAGGCTGCTAGCATCCACCCTAGAGGTGCGGAGTTTCACTCCGTGCCTTTTTGCCGCTTGAAAAGCGTTAGCGCGGAGATTTGTAAGTGTTACAGAGAAATCCTCACCTTGCACTAGCAAGCGGGGTTGCCCATCTAACCATTCTTTCCACGGGTAAATAGCAACTCGACCCGCTTTAGTACGGGGGAACTCTTCTAGTATCTTAGCCATTGACTTTCTCTTTTCTTTTTATAGATTCGGTTGCAAGCAAGTTGCCTGCTAACCACGATGCCCTGCGGGCAAAGATTTCTGTGGCTTCCGCCAACGTTATGCAGTAGTCGCCGCTACTGCAATCATAGTATTCTCCGTCGTCGCTGGCTGTGTCCCAAACAACGTACGGGTGGAGAGTCTCCGTGGGTCGGAAAGCGACGACGGTACCAACGTAGTCGCGTAGTCCATTGCCTCCCACGGAGTTGGTCCACATGAGTGGTGTTGCCTGATTATGTATTTTCATCATTCCTCTTCCATCAATAGATCCGTACACGCTTCACACATATACGGTGCAGGTACTCCTGCTGGTGTGCGTACCGCTTTACGGTACGCTCTTATTATTTCTCTGTCCTCCGGGGAGGCTTCAGGGAAAATGTCTTGCACGGCGGGGTTGCCATGCATATACGCTTCGAGTTGCGGGCGATACACTTCTGTATCGCTTGGCTCTTTACACGCTAAACATGAGATACCAATGACGGCGTAGCCGCCGTCTTGTTTTTTCATTTACTTGCCTTTCTTGTTGTAATAATCGGTGACCCAAATGTCAACCGATTGTGTGTCGAACATGAATGTTGCACGGCCACCAGTTTCGAGTATCTGTTTACCCACGACCCGCGGGAAAGGATTCTCGTTGCTGGCGTTGATGCGCCATTTGCGTACCGTGTCGTAGGAGACAAAGTATTTGCGGGCTATCTTTTTGGTAGATATGACTTGACCTGCCATTATAGAAGGCATTATACGCCCATCCCTGCCATTAACAGATCCATTGCGTGCTTGGCGTAAGGAGTTTTACCTTCAACAGCCTGCTGCTTCGCATGGGCAGACCCTTTGGAGAAGTGGTGCTGTTCGGCTCCTTGGATAGCGTTGTACGCTAGCCACGCGTTCCCGAACTGCCCTTCCAACCCCCAAGCATTAACCTCTTTGCGCCAATAGTAAAACATGGATCCTCGTTTACTCTCAACGTTACGCAAAGCCCTGTCGCTGGCACCAAAGTCCACGGGTACGAGTTGGTCGACGATCTTGCGGAACTCTCTGTCCGTGAACGTAATATCGTTCATGATCCTCGCACGGAAAGCGAAACGTTCAGCCTCAGCGACTTGCTTGGCAAGTATCTCAGCCCTGATCTCCACTAAGTCTCCGTGGTTGGTGGTGCGTTTCGCTTTCCACAACGGGGTAGCCCCGTAGAGTTGGTTGTCGCACGATGGTCGCGACATCATGTTGAACACCGATGTAGCCCATGTCCCGTTTAACGAGGACACCCAAACCAGTCGGGGAAGTAGTACATCCCCGCTATGGCCGACATCTATATCGTCTCCGATTTTTTGTGTAAACAATAATTTTTCACCATCACCGTAAACGGTGCATGACTCTGTGGTTGTAGGGAATAGGGATTCCGCTGTGTCTATGACAGTACGGTACCCGTCTTCTCGTTTGTCGTAGCGGGACGAATGCAACCCCAACGCTGTGTTGGTGTCTGTTCGTACCACGAAAACGTGTTTCGGTTTCCCGAAATTTTTCCCTGAGTCGACGCGAGGTACCATAGGTGTGTCAAATTCGCCACCCAAATACATCGCAGGCTTGTATTCCACGGGGAACGTAGCGTCTGCACAGACGTTACGCGCTGACCCCGGCTCTTCAAATGTTACTGTACTCATTATTTGTACTCCTGTTTCATAGGTATATTTTTACGGCTCTTATCGTATACAGGCAGACCCGCCGTGGGAAGGTATGCCGTGATCTGTGACCAGTAGCCCCAGACCTTTTCTTTGGTACCCGATTCGACAGCGTCGAAAACGGGTTCCCCGGATTCCGTGCCTAGTCCGCTGATGCGGCATTGGCGTTCGGATCCTGAGAATGTTTCGTATGTGATTAACTCTCCGATACGGGGTGTACGGGTCATCGTGTCTCCTCGAACATGTCTGAGAGTTGAGCATCGAGTTCATCGGAGAACCCGTACACATCCCACAGGACAACATCCGCTTGACGAGGGAACCGATGCGCTTCATGCGCCCCAAGGCACCGCATCAAGTCGTACACGACGCCCTCGAACCATTCAGCAATGTATGGTTGGTCTAGTTTCTCTTCAGCCATCCAACGCTGAAAGGCATCCTCGAACCCGTCGTCTGAGTCGTACTGATCTACCTGATTTATGCTTGTCATTTCTGTTCTCCTTCGTGAACAGGGCAAGTATCGCCCTGATGATTGTTGGGGTCGTCAGACGTACAGTCTTCGGCCTCCTCCTGTGCATATGCCCAACGGTCAACTACCGTTGAGTCGTCGCCATTCCATTCCCATAAGGCGAGGTCTTCGGCTGCGTCCTGAGACTCAGCCTCAACTTCCACCGTGTCTGCTCTGGTTTCTACCACCTCTACTGTGTATTTCATAACTCACCTTCCTGATATAGGTTTGCCAGCGGGACATTTTCCCGTGGCGCTTCGGTACCGCAAGGCCAAGTAGCATGGGTATGCCACGGCTTGGAGTCGCAGTTCATGCATCTCCCGGAGTCACCATCGTTGACCCAATGATGGGTCTGATAGTTGGCCTCCCGTTCCTCTTTAGTCCCGTCGAATTCAACGGGACGGTTCCAATAGTTCATCCAATGCTCCCTACTTCGTTAGCCAACTGCTGGTAGATGGCTGCGAGGTTACGGTTCGATGCACGGACGGCACTATTGACGGTGGATAACACGTGTTCCTGCACAATTTCTTCCACGATGGGGCGTACAAGTTCCGCTATCTGGGTCGTCACAACCTGTTTGATCTCGCCCTGCACATCATCGTCGTATTCAATGGCGTAGACGATATGCCCGTTGATGTCATCCTCCGTGACGTAACCTGAGCCAGCCAACTCATCGTTGATGACATCACCCATAGAGTAGACATCCACATATTCTTCGTTACGAACCATGTCCATAACGATGTCCGGGTCGTTTTCAATGGCTACACCCATCCGCTCAGCAAGGGCATAACAGGTGACGTACTCTTCCGGGTCTACCTCCGCTTTAACGACAGGCAGGTATGGGGCAATCGCTTCCGCGGTTGCCTTTAATAGGTTTTCTGTTGATTCACTCATACTGTTTCCTTTTCTGTTTCACTAGCCGATTGTTCGGCAAGATCTTTACTAAACTCTTTCGCCTGAGCAAGCCAAGGCTGTAACTCCCATTTCATTTGACGCTTAGCCCACTCACCATCCGTAATGTTTTCCACATTCGTAGACAAACCGATGCGGCGATGCACGATCTCCGGGGTGATCCAACGGTTCCAGTCAGGCTGCTCATTCTCCTGAATGTATTTACACCGTGCGTACCATTTCTCCCAATTCTTTTCCGTCACCTCAGAGAGGCCAACAACCATCGAAAGGAAGATCATGCCCTTCGTGTACTGCCACTCCATGCCTCCCAACCATTCGTGTTCACCATCGAAATCATCAGGGGCATCCACCCATTTGATCTCGTCCCAATCTTTAATGTTTCCTGCATCCCAATTTAAACTCATTGCCTTGCTCCTTCTGTTGTTGTTTTGTATTCGACACTTGCCCCAACCTCACGCACATACACAATGTGGTAGAGTTGCTCCCACTTCTTCACCCAATGCAAAACCTTGTCACGGTCAGTATGGATACACCAATCAGCAGTGTCATCATCGATGACACCCTTGAGTCCACTCGCTAACACAATATATTTCTGCTTAGGTTGATACCCGGACATAATTAACCTACCTTTCTTACGAAGCCAGACGTATCTCGTTTGGCCTTACCCTTAGCCCGCAAACCAACAACAACCCCACGGTCATCCCTAGCACGGTCATCAGACTCATCACCATCCACCACAGGCACCCCATGCCAACTAGAGGGCAACGGCACACCCGGAGGGGTATCAAAGACCACAGCGACGTTCTCGCCAACACGAGAACGCCCCACGATCTTCTGATAAGTGGTATTCTCCGAAGCCGAAAACGTTACGTCCAACACATCGCTAGAACGCCTATCCGGCCACTTCGTATAATCATAAAAGACCACATCGTCCTGCCACATGACAAACAGATTAGGCACAACCCTCTCCCACGGAATGTCGCTAATCACGTTCAACCTCAGAGCAATCTGCCCATGAGCAGCCACAGCCAGATCGACCTCGAACACCAACAGATCCAAAAAGGTCTGGGGGTGTTCACCAAGAAACATGGTTTTCCAAAACCTGCCGTACTGGACGTTATCAAACGTCCCCTTACCAGCAGTATTCAGACACGCCTCACGGCACCCCGGAGTGGAATACCTACACACGCTCCACTTCACCGACAAGTTAGCAGGCAACAGAGACAGCCCATAGGTGGGACGCTCCGACTTCGCTAACTTCGTGTTCCCATTAGGGTCAGTCAGCAGCGGAGGTACCGACCCACGGAACTCTCGTACCACAGCACGAGCAGCACGCAACTCGTCCGCATTGACTCGCCTAACTATTAGGTTTTGCGCCATCAAGTGACGCACCATGTCCTTAGCCATTACGCTACCTCCTTACTTCTTAGAATGTCCCTAACCTCAATAGCAGCAGCAGTCATAGACCGCTGGCTAGTCCCGATAATCTGGGTACCCCAGTCAGTATCACAGGCACGTTCCATCACCCCAACAAACACTGTTTTCTCGGGGTCATGAAACACCTTCAATTGGTAGGACGACTTACCGTCATCCCATTCGTACCCAAAGTCCGTCACTCTCGTGCCGAACTCATTCGTGTAAGTCTTCATTCCTTCTCCCAGTCGTAAGGCGCATCCCGAAGAACACGCACCGAATTAGTCACTGTATAATTCGCATCCTCAATCTCGAAGCCACCGCAAAACCAGCGCACAAAATGCACCATCACGGCACAAGCAAAAGCAGAGGTCAAAGCCAACCAAAGCAAACCTAAAGTATACACTGTGTTATTCCTTCCCTAAACGGGTGCGGACGACATCCAAGTCGTACGAAACTTTCACCCTAGATGAACGACGATGCGGAGCCGAAGCCCCAAGAGGTGTGACCCTCACCGTAAGAGCAGGCATCAACGGGATGCCGATAGCGTTAGTTTCCATCCCCTCGCCGGGATGGAAAACCACCCCGTTGATTAGGATTGTGTCGTCTGAATTATTCACTGTATAACTCGGTTCGCTGGGGGCAGGTGCTGTTCATGGGAGAAGTCCTTTCGTTGAGTAATGACCCTATTGGGCTGATGCCCATTCTAATTGACTATCCACACCTAACCAAATCTATTAGAGGAAATTATTCACTGTATAATTTGCCACACACACCACACTCACCACACACACCACAC